ATGAGCGACCAGACATCACGCACCCGCAAGGACAGCCACTATGCACGGCTTCGCCGCGCCCATCGCGATGAGCAATCGCCGGGACGCAGCGAACACAAACCGGCACGTTCCCAGTCGCCGGCCCCACCGGGCGACGGGCTGGTCAGGCTCTACGGGCTGCACACTGTGCGCGCCGCGCTCGACAATCCCAACCGCACCATTCATCGCATGATGGTGACGCGCAATGCCGCCGAGCGGCTGAAGCTGGCCGACCCGGCCGGCCTGTCCTTTCCGGTCGAGATCGTAGAGCCACGCGCGATCGACCGCCTCACCGGCCCCGACGCCGTGCATCAGGGTGTTGTCATCGAAGCCGAGCCGTTGCGGCCAAAGGCGATTTCGGCGCTTGGCGACACGCCGCTCATCGTGGTGCTCGACCAGGTGACGGACCCGCACAATGTCGGCGCCATTTTGCGCACGGCCGTTGCCTTCGGCACCGGCGCGCTGATCACGACCAAGCGCCACAGCCCGGCCGAATCAGGCGTCCTGGCCAAGGCGGCCTCGGGCGCGCTCGAGCATATCGATCTGATCGAGGTGAGAAACCTGGCCCAGGCGCTGGACGAGCTCAAGGCGGCCGGCATCCTGACCATCGGTCTTGATTCGGAGGGGCCGAAGCGGCTCGAGGCGACGCTCGGCGGCGACCGCGTGGCACTCGTCATGGGAGCGGAAGGCAAGGGATTGCGGCAAAAAACGCGCGAAACCGTGGACAGGCTGGCGCGCCTCGACATGCCCGGCGCCATCCGCTCGCTCAACGTCTCCAATGCCGCCGCGATCGCGCTCTATGCAGCGCGCCGCCACCTCGACGAACCCGGCGAAACCCCCGCCGGCATCGGCCGAAAAGCCGGCGATGCGTCATGAAAATGTGGCACGCCTGCCTCAAAAAAGAACCGATTGCCGCCCAAAAAGGCTAAGCTGAACGAGAGGAGGCGCATCTGTGAATGTACGGCCAAGCAAGTATGGTGAAGGCGCGGCAGGCGCCATCGTCTGGACACCATGGGGCAGCATGCCGGCCGTCAGGACCGCACCTTCGGCAACGCCGATGCGTCGGGAGGAGGCCGAGGAGCGCTCGACCGTCATTCTCCAGCGTGCCGAATGGCTGCGCCTCGCCCGGCAGGCCAGGCCGAACTGAGGCTGCCCCGGACGCGCAAGAATGATGGGCACTGCGAGCACGTGAGCAGCAGTCTCGTCCCGATAACCGATGGTGCCCCCGGACGGAGTTCGCCAATTCTGCGAATTCAATGGCTTGCGCCTTGGTGTGGCGCCAACAGCGCGCACCAGTTTTCAATGGCTTAGGTGATACCCTGCCACACCTGCTTGACGAATATAGGAACATGATCCTATTTGATCGGCATGAGCAGAGGCATCGTCATAGACAGCATCCGGTCGATGATCGACTACGACCACAACCTCACCGCACACTGCAATGCATGCCGGCATCATTGTCGACTCGACCTTGAAGCACTCGGCCGCCGTCTCGGCTTCGAGCATTCCACGCTGGCACGGGCGCTCGCGCCGAAGCTCGTCTGCTCCAAATGCGGATCGAAGAACATTGCCCTGATCAATAGCGACGGCGCGGCCGATCGCAAGAAGTTCCACGCCGGCTAGGAAACGCACTCACTCGCCTGTTGGCTCATCACGTTCTTTCGGGACCAAATCCCAACCAGCAGGCAGTCGGAGGTTGATGTAGCCTTCGTAAGCCTTGTCCAACTGAATGCCAAGCTGCCCCGCTTCTGCAGTGAGACCCTGAATAGATGTCAAAATCGAATTGAAGTCGCTCACTGACCATTTCTCATGCGGTTCTCCCGAAAACGCCGATCTAGGCCTACGTATGATCATTCCTTCATACTTTTCAGAAACCATCCATGTGGAGTGAGCTACATTATTCCGACGTCTCTTTATTGATTTTAGCTTCTTACCTGACAAAAATTGTATCGCTTTCCACTTCTCTTCAGTGTCCGGCAGAGACTCAAGCGATGCCAAAATGATTTTTTGACGGATATCTATATTAACTACCGACAAAACTAATCGATAAGCCTGAAAGGCATCTTGCCTAAATGTTGATAGAACAATACGATCCAATGCGTCTTCGAATTCGGCCCAAGAACTAATTACCAGACCAATCATCGCCATATGATTGGGCCTGAGCGCCAGTGCTTGCGCGCCACAAAGGCCCTGGATCGGTCCCCTTATAGGTTGCGGCATCTCAAAAATATCCTCATAATTTCGGTAAAGCCAGTTGTCACCCGTCAAGGCCTTTTCGGCAATCATCTCAGATCGCCATGTGCAACCTGTACCATCACCGCGCCGGCCCGCAGATGATCCTCGATTTCACCCGGGCCATGACCAACCGCGCCGGCAACCTGGCGCCGGGCGACGTCTACCCCAACACCTTCGGCCCGATCGTGCGCAAGGGCGAGGACGGCAAGCGCGAGCTCGTCGCGGCGCGCTGGGGCATGCCCTCCCCGCATTTCGCTCTCAAGGGCAAGAATTACGATTACGGCGTGACGAACATCCGCAACACCACCTCGCCACACTGGCGGCGCTGGCTCGGCGTCGAAAACCGCTGCCTGGTTCCGGTGACACGCTTTGCCGAGCCGGACCCGGCATCGAAGGTCGAGGGCGGGCGAACCCCGATCGCCTGGTTCGCCCTGAATGAAGACGAACCGCTGTTCCTCTTCGCCGGTCTCTGGACGCCCTGGACGGGCAAGCGCAAGGCGAAGGAGGATCCGGCCGACCACGAGCTCTACGGCTTCCTGACCACGGAGCCCAACGGCATCGTGGGCCCGGTGCACAAGAAGGCCATGCCTGTCATGCTTACCGAGCCCGACGAGATCGAGCTATGGATGACGGCGCCGTGGGAAGAGGCGAAGCAGCTGCAGCGGCCGCTGCCGGATGAGCGTATGGTAAGGCTTGAACAGATAACGGCGTAGATGTGGCGGACAGCTCCCCAAAATGTGACTGAGCATAACGGGACGAATCGTCAAGTGTTCACTATAGCTCTCCAAGAAGACAAAGGAGAGTTCAATGGCATACAACCTGTTTATCGCTTACGATCTCATTCATCCGGGCCAAAATTACGATGGTGTCCGTGATGCAATTAAAGGGCTCGGAAAGTGGCATCAGTTTCAATTGTCACTTTTCTACGTCAATACGACCTACACGCCACAGCAAGCCTATGCGATCGTCAACGAAGCCATGGATGCCGGCGACAAGCTTGCAGTAATCGACGCACACGCAGGTATCGTGAGTACTTGGGACAAACCACCCATCTTGGAGATCAATTCCATCTGGTATGCTCCATGAGGTAGCTCCGGCCGAAACAAAAATAGCCCCGCAGCCTTTCGACCGCGGGGCTCTTTGCCTGAGAGGCGCGGCAGATATCAGTCTGCGCGCGTGAAGTCCATGAAATACTCGCCGCCTGTGATGTACATCTCGATCTGGCCGCCTGGCGTCCATTTCGACCATTCGGCGTTCACGCCCTTGCCGTCCTCATAGACGGGCATGAGATGCACACGGGCCATCTGATCATCCGGATCGGTCGATTTGTTGCGCTCAATCCGCCAGCACTTGAACTTCGCTCTTACCTGGACCGTCATCGGTCTTCTCCTTCTGATGATACCCGGAACCGCCGGGCGCGGATTTCGTCAAGGCGGCGGACGTCCCGTCATCGCGTACCATGCGCTGGCGGCACCGGCGGCCGCTGCAATCGGCCAGCGGGCGCTATAGTCGGGTACAATCCCGGGTGAGAGGCGGTTATACTTTTTGCCTCAAAACTACAATCAAGGCGGCGGCCGCGAGGTCCGGTTTTCGAGCCGCTGCAGTATCTCCCTCACAACACGCATGTCGGAGCTCAAGCCGTGGATGGCGCTCTCGACCGATCGCATGGCGTCGGCGGCATCGTTGGCCTGCTCTTCCACCGCGGTTATTCGCAGTTCGTGGTTGTCCAGAATGCGGGCCGTGGTTTCCAGCGACGTGACACGCTTGTCAATGCGCTCGATCTTTTCAGCGTTGATCCGTTGATTGGAGCTTACACGCTCCCACGTTGCCCCCCATGCGGCGATGCCGGCCACAAGGCCGACCAGAAGGACCACGGTGTTTAAGTTCCACGTCCATTGCCATGTCGGCGTTCTCATGTGCTGATCCTTCGTGTCTCCTGCCAATGCCCCGCTCCTGTGTTTCAATCCCAGCACCCCCGGCTCGCGCCGAAGGTGTTATGCCCCGCCACCTGCTCTGCGAACGGTCTGTCGTTCTCGATGATGAAGCTGCGCGTCTGCGACGCGGGGTTCAGTTTCCGCCACCCGTCGCAGTCACTCGCAGGTGCCGTCGTCTGACAACCGGCCACCGAGAGCAACGCAAAGCTGCCGATCATCCATGTCGCGAATTTGCTCATCGGTCGCGTTCCTTTCGCGAAGCAGTTCAACCGACTTCTGCAGGGCAGCCGTCCTTTCCGCCGCTGCGCCTCGCTGATAGGCGGCATAGTGCGTGTAGGCCATGACACCGGCCAGCACGAGAACGCCGGCCAGCGCTGCCCCGACGCGGGAGAATAGGAAAGCCATCATCGGTTCAGCCACCATTCGTTGGCGGCCCATGCGCCGGCAGACACGACGATGCCGGCCAGTACGGCCACGGCGTAGGGCAGGCCGAACACGGCCCATGTGGCGAGCACGGCAGCCGCCTTGATAGCAAGCGGGATCGCGAAGTACATCGAGATCATATCGATCAGGATGTCTCTGGTGTCGTTGCCGCCGCCCATCAGACCTGCTCCCCGTGGAACTCGTCCGGCTTGCGGGCTAGCGTGTCGTCACGGCGGCGGCGCAGGTACTCGGTCAGGATGCCGTTCGCCAGCAGGAACCACGGGAAGTATTCACCGAAGATCGGGGCGAATAGATACGGGTCTGCCGTGGTGACGATTTCAAGGATGATGCCGACGGCCATCTGGAGCCGGGCGAAGAAGATGGTCTCGCTGTCCTTGAAGAACGATTTGATGCGCTGCCACATGGTCACGCTCCTTCTGGCTTGGGGCCACGCGCGTAGCATCGCTTACAGATCGGCCGCGCGGGCTTGCCCGCATCGCCGTCGAATTGCGGCTTCCAGTCGTGCCCTATCTTTTGGACGTGATCGCCGGGACGCTGCGCGAATGCCGTCCCGCACTCGTCGCAGCCTTCGCAAGGTTGAGGCGGCATTCCGCTCTCGTATTTCTCGCACTTGCCGCACTCGCATCGCCAAAACTGCATGATCAGCCTCCGCACCAAATTCCGAACAAATTGCACGGCAGAGAAACCAGCCAAGCGCCCGCAGCCGCCAGCGCAGCTATAAGCGCGGCAATGAGCCCGCCCTTGCCGGAGGGGCGGGGCGTGGGAGAGGGGGCGCCGCCTTTCATCTCCGCGACCACATCAACCGGCTTGCCGCGGCTCCACAACACTTCGCCAGCCGAGTTCGCCGGGTAGAGCATTGCCGTTCCGCCGCTCGAATAGACGCCATCGAAAAACAGCGCCCGCTCCTTCTTGCGGCGGCCTATGATCTCCTTCGGCTTGCTCCAGTTCATGAACGCCTTGCGCGCCCCGGCCACATCGCCGGCATTGAACTTCTGCACCCATGTCGCGCGATCGATGCCTCCCGTGTTGAAATCGAACGAAACCGCCGCATCGAACTGGCGCTGCGTCAGCGGAACGGAGAAGGCATTACGTACCCGCGCCTCGAATGTGGCGATGTCCCGCGCGAAGATGTCCATGATCTCGTCCATGGAGTATTCGCCCCGCTTGGTTGCCGGGTCGGGCGGTCCAGCGCTGGCCGTATGGCCGATGCCAACCGTCCAAATGCCTCGACTGTCTCGATAAGGCGCATTGACAATGCCCTCGTGGCTCGCGATCTCCACGAGCCCGCGCTGGCTGACTTTCGTAGCCATGCCGTTTCCTTTCGGGTTTTCAGGGGTGGATTGCGCAGCTATCGTGCCGCGTCATGGATCCGTTCGAAGAACTTCGCCAGATGATCGAGAGCCCGTCCGGCCCGACCGAGGGTGCGGCCGGAAGAGCCAGACGGCTCATGCTCAAGGCCACGCTCGGCGCGCCCGAGACAGACGAGCTCGTGGGTGAGATCGACCTGTTCGCGGGCGACTACGAGATGATGATCGGCACGTTGGAAATGACCGGGCCGGGTGGCCCCATGCCGATGCCCGGCGTAAACCTCACGCCGATCCAGGACATGTTGCGCGCCAGGCTGGAGCGGATCATGACGATGTGTCTGCGGTCAGGCACGGTGCACTGAGGCGGCGATGCATCTCTTCGGCGTTGAGTTTTCAGATGGCGTGTGTGGTTTAGGGATCAGAACAACCAAGGGGATGCCAGTGATCCAGCACAGAAATCCGTTTGAGGGATTGAACCACCGGGAAATCTATGACGGACTGATGACCGGGCAATTTGGCCCTCTCTGGCCGGACGAAAAGCTCCAAGCCGGATACACCGCCATGAGCGGCCCCGGACTCGTGAAGCGCGCTTTCGACTTTATAGAAATGCTAGACAAGGATGGTGCATTCAAGCCGGGATGGCGCGGCCTGGATTACGGATGCGGATGGGGGCGGTTCGCCTCGACACTGCTATCCAAAGGACTGCCGGAGCAACTCGACCTATGTGATGCATGGCCGCACACATTGAGCATCCTCGCGAACGGCCGCTTCACCAACAAGGTGACGAAGGTTCCGGAGATCCTGTCCATCGGTGATATTCCGACGGGCGCCTACGATTTCATCCTCTCCTTCTCGGTGTTCACCCACCTGAACCCTACGTCCTTCGAGCGCAACATCCCCGTGCTGGTAACGGCCCTCAAGCCCGGAGGAACGTTCTACTTCACTGTTCGCCGAGATGAATTCATCGACCACAATTTCAAAGGCCGCGAGGCCGATCTACACCAGGTCTTGAACGACCGCGGCATCCTCTTCACCTCGTCGGACGGCGTGCTCGACGCCGACAAGGTGTTCGGCCACGCCGTGGTCACTGATGCCTATCTGAAGCGCTATGGGGCTCGCTACGTCGGGCAGCCCCATAGCCTCCAGCATGTCTACGCGATCACGCGAAGCTAGGAGGCCTTCCGCGCGATGATGACATCCTGCCCCTTGTAAGGAACGTCTTCGCGCCCTCCGGACCAGTTCGAAAGCTGCGTCTCGACGATCTCGAGCCCATGTTTTCGATGCAGTTCGTTAATGCCGTCCAGGCGCAGGCCAACGACCCATTCCGGCTTATCCTTCCATCCGACACGCCCGCCCTTGACCTCGTGTTCCATGCGCCGGCCATCCGACCGGGGGCGACCGTGCACCAGCGGTTCGGAGATCTCGTCGAGCAGGAGGTAGCTGTTCCAGATGCGCCCGCCCGGCTTGAGCACCCGCGACATTTCCCCCAGATAATTGTCGACCGCGTCGAACAGCATGTGAGTGAAGAGCGACGAGGACCAGACCACGTCGAAGCTGCCGTCTTCGAACGGAAAACGGTAGTTTTCAGCACTTACGGTCGCCTTCGGATTATAGAACTCGCTGTAGAGGTCGGCGTGGATGAAACGGAAGTTCGGCAGGCCGGAATACCGCTCCGCGCACCAGTCGATCGACGACTTGACGACGTCGACGCCGGTGTAGCTGCCGCTGGTCAGATATGTCGTGAATGGAGCCGCCACGCGCCCCAGTCCGCAGCCCATGTCGAGGATGTCGCTGTCCGGGCGAACGCCGGCCCGGTTTTTGAGCACCGTGAAGAGATAGGTGCCGATCTTCCGATACTCGGCAAGAATGTTTTCCTTGTCATGGATACCAACGTTGTTTTGCGCAATCAGTTCGACGGGTGGAGTAAGATGGTCCATGAGACCCCCTCTAAGTTGAAGAGGTTGCACGTCTATCAGTCGCCGCACTGCAACTCAACGGTGTGGGCTTCGATCGGCTAGGTTTTCCAGCGTTGCCACAATCACCCATCGTAGGGTCTGGATTATGACGGAACGACGACAGCGGAGCCATCGCAAACGTCCCATTGCGAACCGACAATGCCGCCACGCGCTACCATCAGGCGATGGTTTGTCGTGTCCAGGATGATTTTCCCGACATACTTGTTGACCGTGTTAATCGGGTCCGTGGCCGAGGCGATTTGCGTCGATGTAGCGCTCTGCACTGACAGCCCACCTGCGAAAGCGACACGGCCTTCGAACGATTGTTGTGCGAAACTTCCTTCTTCGCCAATTTCCCACTTGCCATGAAACGCAGCGAAGGAACCAGCGGCCTGATAGAATGCATCGTCGGGCACACTAAGACGACCGATCAACACCTCGAATTGCGATGCCAACTGGAATGTGCCGCCATCCGGAACCTGAGCAGCATGGCTGATCTCCAGTTCGAAACCCTGCAACTGGATCACGCCACCGCCGCTGACGGCGGCGGCGCGTAGAACGGAGGTCAACGAAGCGCTGTTGTCATCGGTGATTTTCAGATGGCGAATTTTCGATATGGCACCACCCACCCCACCGAACACGGTAACAAGTTCGCGCGTTGGCGGTTCGTAGCGCCCGGCAAGCTCGATGTGCCAATTCCAATCATCATCGCCGCGCGCGTCGAGACGATATTTGGCGGTGCTGTATGCCACCAGATAACCGCCTGCCTCCTTATAGAGCGCATTTTGACCAAGAACCGTCGCCGGGCCGGTATTGTTGCGCAGAATACCGCTTGTGAACGTTCCTGTCGTGCCAGTCGTATCGATGCCGGAAAGTTCGAACGTGCCCGCACCGACATTCAGGTTGGCGACAGTGAAGGTTTTCCATGAAAGCTGCTCAAGCCATGCGGGATTGGTGCCCTGAATGACATCAAGGAAGATGGCCGCACCATTCACGAGACCAAAATTAGCGTTGCCGTCGGCGGCGTCGGCAGGCGCAATGGTGACGACCGCCGGATTGCTCTTTGAGATGTTCGTAATCGTGTAGGCGTAGGCGCTGCCGCGCTGTGCGTTGTGGTTGTCGATGATGACCGACGCGAGAGACTGAGAGCCGAGACCGATCGTCTGGTAGATCGAAGTCGGCATGCCGCAGAAATTGGCGATCACATCCGAGTGCCCGACGAACGCATCAACGGCAGCATTTGCGGAGGGGTAGTTGTTAGCGCCCTGAGCCGTATCGATGTGCATGACCTCGGACGCCAGATTGAGAAGGCCGAACTTCTTGAACGTGCCGAAATACTCGATCACGCCGATGTCAAAGCCCTGAGCGGTCGGATACGGGATACCACCCCCATCATCGCGACGACCGAAGAAGAACCCGACATCAGGGGTATTGGTTGCATCGCCCTGCACTGTCGCATCATCGATCCGCCCGAACTGACTGTCGGTAAAATCGACCGCGATCTGGTCAGTGCATCGGGCCAAAAACTTGATGTTGAACAGGCCCCAGGAACGGCCTCGGATGCTCGTGAAATTCAATGACCGATCGTGCGCATACTTTGCGCTCTGACCGTCGACAACATAGGTGAATGTACTGCTGTCTCGGAAAGCGCGCATGAAATCGATGCATAGATTGATCGCCTCGCTGTCGTCGGTCGATGCACCGCCCGTTGCGCCAAACCACCGCGGATTTAGCCTGTTATCGGCCTGTCGTCGCACCCATGCACCTGAAGCACCCGAGATATCAGTTGCGGGCGTCACATAGACGCCCTGTGCGGCATCGTGATGCCATTTGACAGTTGTTGTGGTCGTTCCCGTCAAATTGACAGGCGTGCCGTCGTGCGCATCATCGAAGCTTGCGGCAAGCTGGAAGTTGTCGTCATCCACCTTGATAACGTAATAGATCGTGTTGGTGGCGAGCCCATTGACCGCAGCCGTGACGATAACCGCCTGACCGAGCATCAGGCCATGCCCGGCAGACGTAATCGTGTCTGTGCCATCATCGACAGACGACGACACGATGTCCGGCCCGAGCAGCGTGCCCGAAAAGTCCGATGCATCCCACACGAACTGCCCGGCGCGCGACGAATCGGTCAGATAGGCCACAGTGTTGACGCCGGTATCAACGGCTTGCAGGGCTGCTATGTCAGCCGGAAAGACGTTTGGAACCGCCGCTTGTGCTGCCGCAGCGCTCGCTGCTGCATCCGCAGCCGCCGCTTCCGCTGCCGCCTGGATGGCGCTCGCATCCCCGTAGCTGAAGAAGCGATAGTCGCCATTGCCATCAACGATGACAAGGGCAGCCATGCCAGGCTGAACATAACCGGCAGGGATCGGATCACCCGTATTCGTCACCAGGTCGCGCGGCGGCTCTTCGTTGAGCGAGAGCGTCATGGCATCATCGTTGGCAGCCACGAAATTGACGGAGATCAGCGCCTGGTAGGGATTGGTGTTGAAGCCGACCGGGATCGTGTCGGCCTGGACGGCGTTGGCCGTGCCAGCACCGGTGTTCGTACCGTTGATGATCTCATTCGGCAACCCGCCCACACGCCGCCAGCCGGCCGGCGAGGACGACCAGATAAAGGAGCCCTCATTGTCTACCGTGGCGCTGGTGACCGGATCGGTATGTGTGCCGGCATCCGGCCCGACCACCTGCGCCGGCTGGCCCTCAGTCTCGCCGGTGATCGCCGCGAGATCGGCCCAGGTCACTTGGTCGATGCGGCCGATGGCGGCGCCGTCGATCGCGCGCTCGGCCTCGGTCATCCAGACCTGCATTTCGCCATTGGCGACCTTGCGGGCTTCGCCTGCGGCGTCATAGGAGGCAGCAATGTCAACGCCGCGTTTGGTCCAAACGGTCATTCATCAATCTCCGAAATGTCAGGGTGAGGTCGATCGTGCGGCTGCCAAGACAGCGACCGCCGGAAAAAGGGATTGGTCGTTTCAGGTCAGGTGCGGCACGCCGGCCGCGTCAGTTTTCAAGCGCCACCAGTGCCGGGAATGATGACTGCCCCGCTGTCATAGGCACCTTGCGTGTTGTTTGAGGTGAAGCACGAAACCCGCCAGCTCAGCACCTGGTCGTCTTGCGCCTGCGGAAAGGGTATGGTTGTCCGGGTGACGCCTTGGTCGGGGCGGACGTTATCGACGGTCGCAAAAATGTTCCATCCGCCGCCGTCGTGATTGTATTCGAACAGCATCTTGACGACGCGGAGTTGCGTCGTGCGAGCCGTCACCTGCAGTTGGTAGCCCGTAAGCTGATCGCCGATCAGGCTGCCGCTCACCACCGGCGCGGCCGGAGATGAGTTGTTGATCGCAAGCGGCTCAACTTCGAGCTCTGGCGAGAAATAGCTTCCCTCGTCGTCATTGTTGAAGAACCTAGCCCGGAAATCCGCCTGCGGCCGGGCGTCTCCCGCGTCCCAGCCGTACCAAGCGCCCGAAGCACCCTGATATTCGGTCATGCCAGTCCATGGCTCGGGCAGTCCGCCGACATACTCCCGATAGTTCGCCTCGGCCGTGGTGCCGCCGGCAACGCCGGAAAACTTCATCCTGGTCTCGTAGGCCCCGCCAGGATACTGCACTACGGTCGCCGCGCTCGGCATTGCCGGTTGGTCGAGTTCGCTTTCATACTGGAACGCGGGCAATTGTGGCGGCGGTGCAACCTCCATCGTCGCCGGGTTCCATGCCGTCTTGAGTTCGTCCGGGATGATCTTGAACGGGATTTCGCAGGTGCCCTCGTCGTCATTGACGCGCACAGTGCCGAGCCTCGCCCTGACGAAGATGCTGGCCCCGTCCTCGCCCACGTCCGGGATTTCTATGTCGGCGGTGCGTTTGCCCCATGCCGCCACACCGGCGAAGGTGGTTTTCAGGATGCCGTAGTCGGCCCGCTCCATGTAGAACCGGCGCCGCGCGATCCTCTGTGCCTGGCTGGCATTGGTGCAGAAGATGAGCTGGGCGCGGTATTCCTGCTCGCCGTATCGATTGGCCTCGCTCTGCACCTTCGCCCAGGGCGCATTGGTCAGGTCGATCTCCGCGATCTCGTAGGCGCGCTCCGGCGAGAAATATTCCAGCTTGCAGACATTCGGCCGCTTCGCCCCTTCCGGCCCGGCCTGCGGGAAGATGTCGATGATGTGTCGGGCAAGGAAGGTGATTTCAGAATCCGGATAGTCCTCCAGGAAACGGAACGTCCATTTGCCATTGTCCTGGCGCACCATCTCGAGACCTGCGCTGTCGCGCATGTCGAGCACGATGTCGTGCGTCAGCGGCCCTTCCCATCCGCCCGAAAGCTGGCATCGCGGCGCGGTGCCCGAAAGCGTCGGCACCATGTCTTCCGCCTGATCGGCAACTGCCTCAATGGCGTCGAAATCGATGTTGCCGTCCGTCACGCCCGGCAACATGCGCAGCCAGTGCAGGCAATGCAGGACACCGTTCATCGTCCAGTCGGTCGAGGAATCGCGCGGGTCGAAGAACTCGCCCACGCGGGCCAGGATCTCCAGTTCCTTGATGCCGCCCTGGAAAAGCGTCGCGAAATCATCATCGGCCGTGCCGGGATTGATCGCCCGAAGCAGCACCTGCCCGATACCGCGAACCCTATGCGCCGAAGTCCAGAGCGTCGGGAAATCGTTGATAAGCTCCGGCCACGCGCCTTCGCTGCCCGTCCCGGCCTTCCATTTGAGCCACAGACGTGACCCGCCGCTGATCGCCCAGGGCGGGGAGGTGACGGACCCGCCGGGATCGACGGTCACGGAGCGGTTGTCGTAGAACCATTCCTCGATCGCCGAGATCGGCCCGAAGCAATTGAGCAGGAGCCGATAGATATCGTACTCGGCCGTATTGCCGAAGCCGATCTTGCCAGCCAGCCGTACGCGGCCGAAGGCATAGCGGCCGGGTCCCTCAGTGCCCTGCGTCGTGTTCTTGATCTCGCCAGGATCGACGGAGGGCTGGCGACCGAAGAGCGCGGCCGAAAGGCCAATCTGCGCCACCGTAGCGGCAATGCCGACCGTGGCGAGCCCGATCGCCGTGGCGCTGGCCGCCGGCAATATCCCCGCCGCGCCCACCGACAGCAGCGCCGATATCACGGCCGAGCCGATGGCGGAGAAGGCATGGGCGTGCGCTGTCATCGCCAGCAGCGACGTGCCAGCCAGAAGAGCCGTCTTCAGCTTCATGTCAGACTTGCCAGATCCTAACGATGCGGTGCGAGCGCACCCCGAGCACGCGCACGCCCTGATCGGCGCGCCACAGGAAGGTTTGCCCGTGCAGCCAGATACCGCCGACATGGCCATGGCTCGTATCGATGATGCCGATGTCGCCGATCTCCGGCACGTCGAAGCGCTCGATGAGCCCGAGCGACCGCACAACGGGCAGCCAGACATTCACCAGCCCGCCGGCCGCATCGATGATCGCCGCGGCTCCGTCGCGGCTGCCATAAACCGGCCAGTCAAATTCACGGCCGGTCACATCGGCCACCCATTGTGCCGGCAGCATCGAGCAATCGTCGACGCCGTATTCAACCGGCTTGCCCTTCAGGTGCTCCACGAGCGCCCGCAGCCGCTCTCCGCGCTCACGTTGCTCCGCCGTGATGGTCATTTCCGGTAGAACTCCGTCGCGGGCACGTTGATGTAGTCCAGGCCGGCATCGCCGGGATAGCGCGCCCGCTGGCCGGCCGGCGACCACATCGCGCCAGTGGCCGGGAAGTTCAGCCCCTCCCATTCCGAGACGATCGAAAGCTGGATCGCCCGGATCGTCGCCCCGGTGAAGGCGAATTTCGGCGCGGTGATCTTGCCGGGGAACATATGCTCCAGACCGGACAGCGCCTCACCTGTCTCGGCATCGAAGATCGCGAAATAGAGATCGCACGCCGCGCCTTCGACAGCGTGCCGATCGTCCCACATGGATTTGAGGAAGGCCTTGTTCGCCCCGGACATGACGACATCGACCTTCGGCGCCTGGCCGAAGTCAGGCTCCTCGATCGATCCGACCGAGACGAGCTGCCCGCCGAAGGGATCGGAAATGCCTTCCCAGGTAAAGCCGCCGATCTCCTTGGGCCCGAGCCCGGTATGGAGCCGGCGAAGGCCCGAAGGAAAGTCGACCGCGGCAAACCAGGCGCGCTGGATATGCAGGCCGGAGAGAGCGTCAAGATCGAGTGCCATGGTCAGCCTGTAAAATCGCTGCGCACGTAAGGGTCGATCACCTCGACCAGCGTGATGCTGCCGCCCGTGGCAACCAGGTCGCGCGGCGGTGCGACTGTTGTCCCCACGGCCTTCATCACGAGCGTAGGGTAGAGCGTGGCGTAATCCTCCGCCGTCAGCGCCTTTCGCAGACGCGGCCAGACCCTGTATTGCCCGGGCTCGATCACCTCAGTGACCATGTAGATACCGAAGTGGAACGGGAAGAACCCGAGATAGTCGCCATAGCCGAGCGTGTGCCCCCAGAATTCGTTGGCGAGGCGGACGATCCCGGTGTCGAACCCGGCCGCCGCCGCGACCGGCACGACCGGATAGGTGGGCGCCCAGCCCTCCCCGTTCGACCAGGGCTCGCCATTGCTCCAGTTCTGTTCCTCGGGGCACGACACGCCCGCCTCGGCCGGCGTCATGATGTCGGGATCGTTGAACTGGAGCCGCATGGCGTTGGCGCCGCTGTGCAGCGCCGTCACCAGGCCGCGCTGGCGCCGCGCGCCCGTCACGCCGTTCTTGGCCGAGAATACGAGCTCCAGCGCCACCAGGTCGCCGATGCCTTCGAAGGTCTGTTCGGTTCCGTCCTGCGCCGTGTTGCCGCCGGAACTGCGTGCCTTTGGCCCGCTGACCGGATTGATGTCGACAAAGCCCCACAGACCGTCGGGCCAGGTGATCAGTCGCAGCATCAGAACGGACTCCTTGGCCGGATACGCCGGACATCCCGGTTCTCGTTGCGCTGATCGACCTGGCTGTCGACGCTGCGGGCGACCCGCCCCGCCGCCTTCGTGCTTTCCTCGCGTGCTATCGAGGTGACGAAGGGCGTGATGTTGCCCGAATTGTCGACGTCGGATGCGACCGAGATGCGGAGTCCACCGCCGAGCCCCTGCATATCCCTGTTGGAAATCACGGTCCCGTTCGTGTTCGGGACAATCAGCTCTGGTCCGCGCTCCCCGACAACATACGGGTTGCCTGCGCTGATACCCCCTCCATTGGCACGAAAGCCAAGGAGCGATCCCAGCAGCCCCTGGAACAAGCCACCGCCGAACAATCCGGAGCTGCCGCGGGCAACATTGATTTCGTTCAGATAGCGAAGGAGCGACTGGCCCGCCTGAACGATCGCATCCTTCCAATCGAGCGTCCCTTTGACCAGCCCTTGAATGACCGATCCGAAACCCTCTCCAAGGGTTTCCTTGGCGTTCTGCATGGCCTCGGCCATCTTCTTCAGTTCGTCGCTTGCCTTCTTCGCCTTGCCGGACCCTCCCTTCTTGCCGCCGCCGCCGGAGCCGCCGAGGTCTTCCAGCTCATCGTTGACGCCGCCCACCGCCGCCCCGAAATTCTGGGCCCCCGCCGTCGCACCTTCGAAGGCAGAACCGATCTCGCCGATGTAGTCGAAGTTCAGCGCTGCGCTGACCGCCGCGTTCCGATTGCCGACCGCGCTGCTCAAACGGGCAGCCGCATCGTTCTGGATCCTGCCGATGCTAACAGCGCCGATCTGACCGATCTCCAGCCCGCCGGGCAGCGCCGACAATGCCGAATTCACCTTGGCAATGAAGGAGTCGAGCAGGCCGGTTGCGGCATTGATCATATTCTCCGTGCCGGCGATGACCGCGTTGGCGGCTCCGATCACGGCGGCACCGATGATGTCGGGGAAATTCGTCCAGACGAACTTGATGTCCTCATAGGCGGCCACGAATGAGCCGATCACGAGGTTTGCAGCGTTCCTGGCGAGCTGCACCACGTCAACGCCGATGGCCTTCTGGATCTCGTCACGGAAATGGTAGGCCGCCGTGACAGCAGCGGCGATACCGACAGCGAGCGCGCCGAGCGGATTGGCCGCAATGACCGCGGTCAGGGCGCGCACAGCACCCACAAGCCCGACCGCAATAGCCGTCGTCAGGTTGCCGAAGGCAGCGAGAATGGCCGGTGAGACCATGGCAGCGAGCGCCCCACCGGCAACGGCGGCATATTCCGCCAGTGTCGGCAGGTACTGGAGCGCGTCGACGAACATCTGCGCCAGGTTGACCATGGCCTCCGACACGACAACGAGGGCTGGTGCGAGTGCGGCGGTAAGACTGAGCGTGACACCCTGCAGGGCGTAGCTCATGCGCGCGAGGTTGTCGTTGAATATCTCGGCGGCCTTGCCCGTCTTCTGGCTGATCTCAAGCCCGAACGCCTTGGCCTCAAGCAGCAGGGAATTGAGCGCGGCCGAACCGCCGTTCAGCAATGGAATGAGATCGGCGCCGGAACGGCCCATGAGGTCCATCGCAAGGGCCGTCTTCTCGGCCCCATCCGGCATCTTTTCGAAGCGGTCTGCGATCTCGGCCAGGATCTGGCTGGAGGATTTCAGTTTGCCATCGGCACCGAGCACATTGATGCCCAGCTGCTCAAAGGCTTCCGCCCCCTCACCCACGCCATGCGCGGCATCGTTCATATTCTGGGAAAGGCGCCGGACACCTGTCGATAGGCCGCTGAGCGAGACGCCAGATAGATCAGCGGCATATTTCAGCTTCGACAGTTCCTCGATCGGAATGCCGATCTTCTGCGCCATCTTGGTCAGATCGTCGGCCTCGGTCAGGGAGCGTCGAACGCCGACCGCAAAGGCGCTGGCCATCGCGACAGCCGCCGCCCCGACGGCCGCGAAGGCGGTCTTTGCCACCTTCGCGAACCGTTCGGCACCGGTCTGAGCGTCCTTCAGACCGGTGTTGAATTGGGCGCTGTCGATGCCGAGGTTGACCCTCAACGCGCCGATGACCGATGAGCCTGCCATTTCACCTGCCCCTGGTAGCCGATGCGACCCACGCCTTCGCGGCGGCAAAGTCGTCTTCCCAGCTCGACCGCTTCGCGCGGTCGATTTTCTCGGTCATCATGAGCCTGTCCAGCTTGATGAATTTGCTCGGTTTTGCTGGGGGAAAGGCCGAGAGGAACGCCGTATGCCAAGCCTGCCAAGCCCGCTCATTGTGCGTGCGGCGCAGTCGCTTGGATTCGCCCTTCATGATGACGTTGATTTCGCGAAGCGTAAGACGCCAGAAGCGTTCATCGTCACGACCGGTGCTCGCCCATTCCTCGAGAAGCGAAAGCCAGTCTATCCGGCTTTCGCCTTCCGAGGGCGCGGCTTTCCCTTTCCCTCCGCGGCATCCGGGAACGCGAGCTGGAACGCCCGACCCAAGGCTTCCATGATCGCTGTCGTGCCGGCAACCGTGGCTATCTCGCCCGCCTCCTGGATCGTTGTGCCCGGATGGCAGTCCTGAAGCGCCGCCCAGATCACCGATCGAACCGTCGACATCCGGATGTTCTCGGGGTCGTTCAGCTCTTCGGCAATTCGAGCAACGGGGCGATCAAGCGCATCCTCGAGTTCGCAGATCGCATTGACGGAGAAGGACAGCGTATAGGCCTTGTCTCCCGCCTCGAGCGAGACCTGGCCGCGATGTGGATTGGCCATGGTTCACCTCACGCTGCAATAACGGCGGCGGTCGGATCGGACGTCGCTTCGGTGCTGAAGCTTGCGTTCGACCCCGTCACCTTGACGCGGATGAGCTCGCCGACATCGCCCGTAACCGGCACATAGGCCATGCCAGTGGCATCGGTGATGTCGACCCAGGACGCGCCGGCGCCGGCATCGTCGGAGACCTGCCACTGGATCGCGAAGTCCGTCGCACCGGCCCATATGCCGGGATCAAGCGTAAGAGGCACACCGACCTGCGCCGTGCCGGCGATCGACGGCGAGGCGATCGCGCGTGGCGCGGCGGCCGGCGTCTGGATCGGTTCCCCCGAGACCTTCCACGTTACCGTCGCTGTCTTCTTGTCGTCGGTCGGGGCGGATTTCTCATAGCCCTGACGTGTGCCGGTGAAGAGTACCTGCACGCCGTTCGGGAAGGTGATCCGATTCCACTTGCGCTTGCCCTTCGCCGCGATCAGCGCCAGATCGGACGCCGAGCCCGGAACATAGTTCATCTCGAACGAGGCCTCGCCCGGATCGGTCAGACCGTCGATGAATTCGCGCGTCTTGTTGGGCGATTGCATATGGGTGACGTCGACATTGTCGGTCGTGTCCGACGGCGGCGTGAGATTGTAGATCTCGGCGAGATAGGTGAAATCCGTTGGCGTGGCGACGTCCGCCATTTCGAACGTGATGCCATAGCCGATCGAGGCTTCCGTGTCGGGCATTGTCCTTACTCCGTGTGGTGGATGGTGAGGTCGAGGGAGATGCGAAAGAGTTGCGTCACGTCGCCAGCGTCGGACGCCGGCAGGTCGCGTTCGTCGTTGATGAAGGCGCCCCTAATCGCGCCGTTGCGGTAACCCGAGAGGATGGCCTTGACCTGCCGTACCGTGACCTCGGCACCCCAACGCGTGACGTCGTAGACATCGACCTGGAGCCGGCTTTCGACAAGGCCAGACGGCCCCTGCGTGTGATAATCGATAATGCCGTCAATCCGGTTCAATACCAGGTAGGGTTTGGCCGGCGGGTTCCCGTCGGACAGTTTCTGCGGCGCGGCAACCCAGTAGCGGCGGCCGCCGGCGATCGGCGCCAGCAACGCGGTGATCAGTTCTTTCATGGATTGATCAGCCCTTGGCCTTTGCGGCTTTCTTCGCCAGTCGCTTCGCGGCTTTCACGATCTCTTCGCCGAGATCGTCCTTGATCGTGTCGAGGACCTGGCGCTTGTTGGCATCCCAGGCCGGACGGGCAAAGCTCTGCGGACCATGCTGCGGTGCGCCGAATTCCTGAAGGTGCGCCTGTGGCAACGGCCCGGCACCGACGAAGATCTCGACCGACGCCTTGTCGCTCTTGAACATTTTGCGATGCTGTGACTTCTGCCGCTTCGAGAGCTTGGTCGACACCGCGATGGATGAGCGTAGATCATTGCCGCCTGTGTTCGGATCGTCCGGGGCCTTGTCCCGCATCGCGTCCGCCACCGGTTGTGCCGCTTTCCTCAGCGTGCGCCGCAGCACGTTCTTGCCCGTCGCCTTCGGCAGTTCGGCCAAGGCGCGCTCGAGTTCCTTCAGACCGTCGATCTTGACGCGTGTCGCCATCAGTCCTGCCTCGCGACCGCGTCGATCTCGGTCACCACACCGCGCCCGATCTCGCGAACGTCCGTTATGTTCCATTCCTTTCCCGCGTAGCGCAGCCGGTCGGTCACGCTCACGTCGCGATATCGGATATGGAAGGTCATGACCGCGCTGCCGGCGATCTGCTGGGCCGCGAACCGCTCGTTCCCCCGGTTCGGTCGCTGCTGCGCCCAGACCGTGGCGATATCGGCCCAATCATATATGTCTTCGTTGAGTGGATTGGTCCCGACGACGGTAAAGCGCCGGATCGTCAACCGCCGATCGATCTTGCCCGCTCTCATGATGAGCTCCGCCGAACCATCAGAACATCACCCTACGATAGGGTGTGATCAGCGCATTGACCGCTACGCTGTCAGGCAAGGGGCTTGCGATCGTGCCGATCACCGTTTCCTCGCGGTTCTCGTACCAGGCACCGACCAGGAGCAGGATGGCCTGCTTGATCGGCTGCGGCACGTCCGCGGCCGCACCATAGCCTGCCGTCATCGTCACCTGCACCGCGTCGGCGCGGTCATCGTTGAGAGCCGGGCGTGAGAACGTCTTCTTGAAGCGCACCACCGTGCCGGTTGCCGACGCGGCAAGTTCGTATTCCGATGACGACAAGGTCTGTTCCACGTCATCCTGATCGAAATAATTCACCGTTACCGACGACACGTCAGAGAACGGCAGCGCGATGCATGTTGCCGGCCAGGCTGGCAGATCGATGCGCCAGTCCTGATTGACCAGGCACCGGCCGAGAATGCCCGCCCAGCCGTCCAGATGCTCCGTCGCAGCAGCGATCAGGCCGGTGATAAGGCTGTCATCCTCGTTCGGCAGCAGGCTCCCCTCGCCTTCGGCATTGACGCGCAAATGTGCCTTGGCCTCGGCAAGCGTGACCACCGGTTCGGCGGGGGGAGCGACGCGGACGGGCTTCATGGCTTACTTCTTCGCCTCGTCCTGTGCCTTCGGGGGCCTCGGCTTGCCATAGGGCTTCGGATCGAGGCCAAGAGCCTTGGCCTTCTCGGCCGTCATGCTCTGTTTGCCGGTCGCGACGCTTGGCCGCTTCTTTGCGGAAGCCGCCGCCTTGTTCTGGTCAACCATGGATTTCCACTCCGTTGCAGTTGAAAAAGGGGAAACGAGCGGCCCGTGGGCCGCCCGCCTGGCGTTATCCTGATCAGGCAGCCGCCATCTGCAGGATCTTGATCGTCTCCGGGTTCTGGACGCCACCGCCGACGCGCTTCGTGACGTAGAAGTGCACGTAGGGCTTGTTGGTGTACGGATCGCGCAGGACGCGAACGCCGGTGCGATCGACAATCAGGTAGCCGCGCCGGAAGTCACCGAAGGCGATGGGCATGGAGCTCAGCGCAATATCCGGCATGCCGGGCATTTCGGTGACCGGATAGCCGGCGACCATGGCAGGCTGCCCGGCCTGGTAGGACGGCTGCCAGAGATAGTTCCCGTCGCCATCCTTCAGCTTCCGCACCTCGCCCTGAACCGAACGGTTCATCACCCAACGCGCGTTCTGGGTGAATGCCGACGGCAGCATGTAGATGAGGTCGATCAGTTCGTCCGAATCCAGGCCGCCACCGGCCACGGCCGATGTGAGAACCTCGATCGAGCCGAGCGGATTGGTCGCCGCGTTGGCGCCGCCCGTGGCGAAGGTGAGGAAACCGGCCGGCTTGTTCGTCCCGTCCCCGGAAATGGTGGCGAGGCCTTCCTGATAGGAAAACTCGGTTTCCACCTCGCCGGCGAGCCACTGCTCCAGGTTGATCTGCGCGTCATCCAGCATCTGCTGTGTCGCTGCCGGGTTGGCGTAGATCTCGCCAGGGATGAAGTCCTGAGAGCCAAAGGTCGGCGTATTGGTCTCGGTGCGAGCGGCCGTCTCGCCGACCCATCCGGATGCGGTACCGCGCAGATTGTAGACCTTCTTGAAGCCGGCCGTCGAAATCGTCTGCACCGACGCAATCTGCCGCATCGGAGAGACCTCGATCAACGCGTCGGTGATCGTCCGATCCCACTCGACGGGAGCGAGGTAGCCGCCCTCGGGATCGGTGCCCTTTTCAAGTGCCGCATTGACACTGCCCTTGCGGAAGTGGGCGCGAAAGGCCTCGGAGTATTCCGGGTCCTTGATCTCGCGCTCACTACCGGCGCCCACGGAAATGGCGGCGATCTTGGCGTTGGTATCGTCGACCAGCTTCTGGAGATCGGAGACGCTGGAATTGACGCGATCGAGCTTCTCCGTCGTGACGACGTCATCGAACTTTTGGGCGAGTTCCTTGTCCTTCTCGGCCATGGTGGCCTTGAATTCCTCGAACGCCTTGTTGAGGTCGGTGATGGTCGCCTTGATGTCGCCGGTCGCGTCCGCGCGCACAGCGACAATGCCGCGGCGCGGCATTGCAAAATGCTTGCTCATCGTTTTCTCCTATGAGCGGATTGTGGATCGAAGCTGCTCGAGGGCAGCATTCAGTGCATCGTCGTCCGCTACGGCAGGACGTTCGCCCGGCGCTACGGCAGACGGGCTTTTCACCTCACCGATGAGGCTACGGCGCTCATCGCGAGGAATTCCGGATTTGGCGAGAAGAGCGTCGACACGGCGCGTGGCATTCACCGCCTTGCCCGCCTCCGCCCTTGTCTTGTCTTCCGACACCTGATCGGCAGGAAGAAAGGCGTCGGCGAGACCTTCGGCTACGGCCTGCTCGCCATTGAACCATGTCTCGTTGTCCATCCACTCGGCGGCCTTGGCCTTTTTCACCCCGGCGCGGTCGGAATAGACCGTCGCCATGGCATCATCGAATGGCTCCATAACCTTTGCGGCCTCGACGAGATCGTGCCGATTGCCAATGGCGATCACCCATGCGTTATGCACCATGAGGAAACCAGCCTTGCCGATCTGGATGTCGTCACCGGCCATGGCGATGACGGATGCGGCCGATGCGGCCAGACCGAGGATTCGAACTGTCACCTTGTGAGGATGCGCGCGCAAGGCATTGTAAATCGCAACGCCCTCGAAGAAATCGCCCCCCGGCGAGTTCAGATCGACGAACACCTCCTGGTCGCCGATGGCCCGCAGCGCGGCCGCGACCCGCTTCGAGGTCACGCCACCGCCGGTCCAGAAATCCTCCCCGATCACGTCGAGGATGGAGATCGTGTTCTCCGGTGACTGCGCGGCCATGATGCCGGCGTTCCAGCGCTCGACCGCATCCGCATCCGGCTCGAAGGCGCAGATCGTCGGAAGTCGTTCGGCCTTGATCTCAGGCAGATTCTTGAGGCTCATTGCCATTCCCCGTGTTTTGCGCCAGCGCGTTCGGCGCGATCTCTTTCTCGGGAAGGTCCATCGTGTCGCGGACCTCCGCGTAATCCATCCATGGCTGATGGCCGCCGGATCCGAGCGCCTTGGCGAAGAACTCGCCCTGGTCCTTCATATTGCCGCGGATCAGAGCGCCGGCGTTGAACTTCACGTCGAGTTGTTCCTTCTCCGCATCCGTGAAGCACGACCGCTCGATCGCCTGCTCCCATGCCGCGAACCATGGGTTCAGCGTGTAGCGAACGAATATCTGGCCCAGCACGTCGATGCCGCTGCCCCAGCTCGTGTCGTCGAGGCCGAGGAACGGGCGCGGCACGCCGAAGACGCGGCCGATTTCCTCGATCTGCATCTTTCGGCTTTCGAGTTGCTGGCTGTCCTTCGCCGAGCTTGTGAACTGGTGAGGCTTCAGCCCCTCTTCGCCAATCAACCATTTGCCAGCGTTTTCAGAGCCGCTGTATTCGTCGCGCAAGGATGTTTTGAGGTTGTTGTAAGCTTCTGGGCTGAGCTGGTTGTCCGTTGTGAACATGCCACCGAGAAGCATCCCGTTCTTGAAGAACCGGGCCTGCGCCGTCTCCAGGTCGCGGGCGAGCTCGATTGCCTGCGCCGCAACCTTTACCAGCGACGTGCCGCATATCCCGTCCTCGGAATCGGCATAGACGTGCAAGACTTCGTGCGGTTGAAGAGTGCGTGTGCCGCCATTCTTCGGAGTGTATCGGTATTCGACCGACCAATCGCTGCGCTGGTGAGGTTCGACCATGGTCGGGTCGAGCGGTACGAGGCGAATGACCTTGTTGCCGCTGCGGACGATCAATGCATAGGCATTGCCGTTTACCAGGGCGCGGCGCTGCATCAGCACCCTGAAGTTGAATGCCGTCTGCCAGTTGTTCGGCTCGCGGCTCAGGAGCGGATAGAGCGGATGCTCCTTCGCCTTCTCCTTCGTGTCGCTGTTCAGCAATTGAAGCGGCAAATACCCGATTGCATAGGAGATCAGGCTGACGCTGCGGAACACTGCCGTGTTGCGCATGGCCTCCTTGACCGAAACCGATGAGGCGCCACTGCCGCCATTGCGGATGAACTCCTTCATCTGCGGATCGTCGAACCCGAAGAACTCGGCGGCCTCGGCCATTGAATAGACTCGCGGGGCTGCCGATTTCGGCTGCTCGCGGCGAAAAATGTTCAATAGCTTCATGGGCTAAATCACCAATATGCCGCGAGTTTCATAGACCGACGGGCCGTCGCCGCCCTTGTCCTTGGAGGCGATGCCTATTCCCATCACCTGGGCGACTATGCCGTCGATGCGTTCGGTCGATTTGTTTTTCGCCGGCTTGATGTCGCCGGCAGGGTTTTCCTCCACCGCGACCACCTGAGCATGGCGCCGCAGCACCGGATGGCCGCCATGGTGAAACCCGTTGCACAGCACCAGGCGCTCCAGCTCTTTCGCCGGTGCCGACATCGAGGCGAAGCCCTGGCCGAACAGCACGACGGGCAGGCCCTCCTGCTCGAGCTTCACCGCCGTCTCGGTTGCGTTCCAGCGATCGATGGCGATGCCACCCTCACCAGCCTCGCGTCGAGAATTGCCGACATGAGCGATCTGAAACCGTTCGGCATCCTCGTAGATCTGCTGCTGGATGAAGGCGTAGTCGACGACGTTGCCGGGCGTGGCTGTGATCGCCCCTTCATCGACCCAACGGTCATAGGGCAGCTTATCCCGGCGCGAGTGCTGCTTGATCAGATCGGCCGGCTTGAAGAAGCGTGGCAACACGACAGGCTTGTCCAGGCCGTCCTGCACCGGAAACCACCAGACCAGCGCCGACAGGTCGACCACGGCCGAGAGGTCTAGGCCGCCGAAGCAGCGTTTGTGCCGAAGCGTTTCCTCCAGATCCTTCCAGCCGATCGGGCCGGCGCAGTGATCCCAGCCGAACTTGTTTCCCTCATCGTCGACCGCGTCCATCGGCAGCCAGCGCACTGCCTGCTCGGTCCACATGTTGAGGTGATAGTTCTTGAAATGGTTCTCCAGGCGCGGCAGCTGACGGGCGCGGCGAGCATTGGTGCGCATCGTGTCGAGCTTCTTCGACACGCCGAGATTGGGATTCGCCTTGCGCCAGACCTCTTCCGAATGCCAGTCGTCTTCCGGATCGGCGGCGTATATCACCACCAGGGTTTCGGGATCCTCGAACGTGCCGTCGCGGATCTTGATGCACTCGTCCCAGACCTCTTCGCCGTAAGTGCCTTTCTTGCCCGCTGTGGAGATCAGGAACTCCAGCGGCTGCTGGCGCGAGTCTTGGGAATCGTGAACGAACTGGTATAGGTCGCCCGACGTCCATTCATGGATTTCGTCGCCGATCAGCCCCGAGGCATTCAAGCCATGCTTGCCTTCCGCCTTACCAGAGAGCGGCTTGAACGCGGCATTGAGCGCCGGGCAGTAGATCGACGATTTGAGGCAGACCAAGTCGTTGCCCAGGGTCTCCGACTTGCCGGCCATCGTGGCGGCCTGGTCGAACACCAGTCTGGCCTGCCCTTCGTGCGAGGCGATCGAATAGACCTCGCCGCCAAGCTCTCCGTCGCCGAGCAACACCAGGAGCGCGATACCTGCCGCCAGCTCGGTCTTGCCGTTCTTGCGCGGCACCCAGACATAGCAGCGACGATATCGCCGCGTGCCGTCTGGCCGCTTCCATCCGAAGAGTGGACGGACGATGTCGTTCGCCTGCCAGACCTCGAGGTGGAACGGGCGACCGGCCCATTCGCCTTTCGTAAAGCACAAATGGTTCGGGAAGAACGCAACCGCCTTGTCGGCCGCCTTCTCGTAGAACCAGAAATCACCCTCGACCCAACATTGCCGATCGTGGGACCAGACCGCATCGATCCCAACGCCGCCGGGTCTCGCGCGCGGTCCGTTCCGGTGCGCTGCGCGCCCGACCTTGGCAGCCATACGGCACCCCGGAGTGTCAGTTCAAAAACCCGACCGCGCTGCCATCCGGCATCTGCGTCGGTTTCTTGCCGGGCGCTTTCGGCTGTTCCGATGCGCGCGACGGCTCGAACAAGTCGCCGAGCGGATTGGCGGCGCGCGCCGCGAATATGCGCTGGCGCTCCGCGGGGTTGAGGCCGAAGCTCGCTTCTGCCGTTACAAGCTGACGCTCCAGGCGATCAGCGATCATGTAGGCGGGATCGGCGCGGCGTACGGTGCCGCTCGCCGTCTTGATCTCGTAGATCTCTCCCATCTCGTCGAGCCGCTGCTGCATCTTCAGCCAGCGAGCGAAATTCTTGCAGTAGCGGGCGAAGGTCTCGGCGTCGATCCGCGACAGGAGCTTCTGGCCGATCAGCCGCGGCGCCAGGCGCTTCCACACGACAAGCCCATCCTTCTTCAGCCAGGCCGGCGGCGACACGCTCGGGGCAGCCGCGACGTTCGTTTCCGCTTCCTGCGCCGTCGCGTCCTCACCGATCGGTCGGCGCGACGAAGCCTTCTGCTTCTTGATGCTGGCCGGTTCCGGCTTCGGTCCTCTGCGGCCCATGGTTCACCTCATGCCGGCGCCCCGCGTCCGAGGCCCCATAAAAAAATCTTCCGGAAACTCGCGCGCAAACTTTTTGTGGGAGACCGCCGGTCCCGGAGCGGGAGGCTGGAGACTTTTGCCCTCCCCCTCCCCGTCAGCGCGGATCGAGGTCCAGCGTCAGTTTCATCGCCGCGTCACTGTCGAGGCGAAGATCGGATTGCTTGAGCTTTCCCTGATCGAAGAGCAGTTCGAGACGCTGCTTGACCGCATCGTGGTGCCAGTGGCAGCTCGCCTGCCAGTTGGTCCTGTCCCAGAACAGCGCATTGTCACCGCGATGCGGAACAACGTGGTCAACGACCTCGGTCGGCTTCACCCTGCCAACAGCATGGCATCCGAGACACAGCGGATGCGAGCGTTTGAACCCGCGTGCCGCCTTGTCCCACGCCGTGGTGTACCCACGCTCGCGCGCACTGCCGCGCCGCTGATCGTGCTCGCGCCGTTGCTCCTGGCGCGAAGGCATGTGCTTCGGGCGAAAGGTGCCCGGCATCTGCGGCATGTCAATGATGTCCCATAGGTCCCCATCGCGGCAAAGCTGAGATCACTGATCGATCCGCTTTGCCTGGGCCCGATGGTGCTGCTCACCTGGAGTGCGACTCTGTCGGGTCTCCTGAGGCAGACTCGCTATTACGATTTCGCCAATTGCGCAAGATCGAGCTCGACGGGCGACATCCGCCCGAAGATCATCACCTCGACGCGCGCCCGTCCATCCTTGCCGATCTCGTCGATCGTGGCCGGGAACGAGGCGAACGGCCCTTCCTCCACACGCACCTTGTCGCCCTTGGCGAACATTGTGCCGGCGTTGCGCGGCAGGTCTTTCAGCGTCGATAGTTCCGCCTTGATTTTCAACATCGTAGCGTCGTCAATGAAGAAAGGCCTTTCATCCGCGCCGAGCACCGAGAGCGTGTGCTTTACGGTCGCGATCCCCGCCCAGGCCTCTGGCAGATCGGGCACCTTCACGAAGATGTAGCCGGGCCAGGCGAGCACCCAGATTGCGTCTCCATTGCTCCCAGTCCTACGCCCGCCGACGTTCTTGTCGGCCTTCCTCAGCGGCAGCCAATGCTCGATCAGTGCCGCCGACAGCGACTTATCCACATCATTTTCGCGGTTCGGCGCAACCTTGACGATTGCCCAGCGCCGCACAGGCCCGTCCATACCCGCTGCTGCAAGCAATGCCTGCTGACGACGGCCCACCTCCATCTGCCGATCCGATTCGGCATAGCACCGGTCGAGATTGATTGGTTTGGCCTCATTCAGCTGCTTGCCGCGTGCCGTCATCATCACTGTTCCCTCGCATCGCCGCTTCGAATTCGCTCAAGCCATCCGGGCCACCGGCCGGGAAGTAGACCACCCGCTGCCCGCCCGGGTCCGGCACCCATGGCCAGCCGCGCTTCTCGTGCTCACGCTCCCATGCCGCATAGATCTCCGAGCCCACCGGGACGGCTTCCATAAGCGCCAGAAGTTCCTTCCTGTGAAAACGCTCCGCGAACCGATGCCCTTGTCCGATGCGCGCTTTCCGGTTCAGATGCTCCACCAACTTCCAGCGGCCGTCTTCATCCGGACTGCCTGTCACCAGCATGTGCATCATCCGCCAGAGCCCCCACACCGGCCCGAAGGGCGGCGCGTAGTCGTCCGGCTTGCCCGCCATTGGGTTCAGCACCTCATCCGGCAGGTCGGTCCACTTGCGATCCCGGAAGAACACACCGAGGGAGACGGGACTGATCTTCTTCGACCGGCAATGGTTGAGATATCGATCGGCGGATTTCTCACCCTCTGCCCGTTCCGCGTCGGTCAGCCCGGCAAACTGGCGTACGGTCCATCCCGTCGAGGAGCCAGCCCAGCCAGGCCATGCCGTATCGGCCGCAACCTTCTTCACCCTCTTCTCGAATTTCGCAGGGTCATCGACCGATCCATTCCCCTCTTCTTCATTCCCTTCATCATTGAGATCGCCTCTCTCTCGCGTGCTCTCGCGCGCCATGGAGGGTTCATTGGAGGAGTCTGGAGGGGTTGGGTGACTCCTGATGTCACCCTTAAGGGTCGCCTGTGTCACCCTATCGGTACCGTCTACGTCACCCTTGGCACCTGCATCCAAGGGTGACTCCCTGTCACCCTTGGATGCGACATGGGCGTCCCAGCCCTCCCGGCAGATTTCGGCCAGAACGCCCAGGTCCATCGCATACTCGTTGGTCGAGCGCCGGCCCTTGCCGCCCTCGCGAACGAGGCGGAGCAGGCCGATCTCGACGAAGCTCTTGAGCTCGCGCTGCACCTGGCGGGTCGAGCACTGCGCCACCCGCGCCACCGTCGCAACGGCAGGGAAGATGCGCGTGCCGTCATTTTCGCAAGCATCGATCAGCTTCAGGAGCACCAACTTGCGTACACAGGTGCCCATGTCGGCGCTAAATCCGGTTCCCAGCAGCAAGGCGCTCATTCCGCTGCCTCCATGAATGGTGCCGCCTGCTCGCCCCATTCGAGCGGCGGCCGGTAGTTCGATACGATCACGGCCGCTGCGGGCTTCTCACAGACCGAGTTCCCGATCTTGTGCCGCTGCTCGGTCTCCGACAGCGGCTTGCCGTTGAAGATCGGATCGAGGACGTAGCTGTCCGGAAAGCCCTGCGCCCGGGCGAGCTCGCGCGGCTTCAACATGCGCATGCCAATGTCAACGATGATGAAGACCGTGCCGCGGATCGTCAGCGTCACGATCTCGCCGCCGTCCCAGCAGCCATGCGCGCGCAGGAACGCCGCGACCTGGCGCGCTCGTGCCCACTGCGCCGACGAGAGCGGCGGCATCGCCGCATCGACTTCCGTCAGGCCGAAACGCGCCTTGGTCGGGACGGTCAGTGATGGACTGTCGACGCGTGCGTGCTGCCCGCCGGTCGAATAGTAGGCCGTCATCAGCGGGAGCGTCACGACGGCCGAGTGCTGGCCCGAGGCGCAGACGGCCGGGTGAGGATCCTCGCAGGAACCGTCGCGCCTATCGCTGCCTTTGAGCGACAGCATCGACGCGGCCACCACCTGCTGCTGCGACGCCTCATGCGTGATGGTGGACAGCGGCTTGCCCGCCGGACGGCCGGGATTGACGCCCGTCACCCTTCGGCTGTCGTTGTTGTGCTGCGCGAGATAGACCGCTGCCAGGCTGCCCTGATTGCCGTCCGGTACCGGCGTCGGCGCAGGCCGATCGACACCCACACTGCGCGGCGCTTGCCCGTCGCGCTCGCCATAACGCGGGACGAGGTAGGGCACGACAATTTGGTTCTGGTCGCCGTCCGAGGCCGCGATCGTGTGCACCGGCTCGGTTGCCGGCCGATTGCCTCCGCCGTGCTGGCCGCGGCTGACGAAGGGCGAAATCGCCGCCTCCACCAAGCCAAGGGGAGATGCGCCACCAGGTCTGTTGATAAAGCTGTTGGCCGTGACGGTTGGCATAGTGTCCGTGACTGGCTTGCCCGAACTATCACCCCGGAACACCGCGACATGCGGCACCACAAGCCCGTGCGCATCGCGAGCCCGGGCAACCGTCGCGAACGGCTTCCCAAGCCCCTGCCCCCGGAAGCCGTCGCCGGCATGGTTGCAGGTCACCACAAAGGCGTCGTCGCCCGCGTCGAGCACATGGCGCTTGACGCCGTAAGCCAGCCGGGCATGCGTCTTCACCACCAGGGGCCGGATGATCCGCTTGCCGGTGCGCTTCGTGTATTCCCTCGCCTCCTCCTTGGTCATGAAGATCGAAGGGCAATCTTCCGACCAGTCGAGAATGTCGGCCGCAACCGGCCACGGCTTCAGCGCGCCCGATTTCACGGCCTCGGATTTCGGATCACCATGCGTTGCCTCGGGCCACTCGACCGGCAGACCGTCGCGCCGCGCCACCAGCTTCAACCGCTTGCGGATTGTCGGGGCGCCGTGATCGCAGGCGACGACCTCCTTCCAGCCGATCGAGTAGCCGTAGCGCGAAAGCGCGTGCACGAACTGGTGGAAGGTCCAGCCGAGACGGTCCGGGTCACGCATGTATCCCTGCCCGTCCGGCCGCTCGATCAGCGGCGACCATTTGGCGAACGCGCTCACGTTCTCCAGGCAGATGATCCACGGCCGCTGCCAAGCTGGTAGCTCTTTCAGATACTTGATCGCGACCCAGGCGAGATCGCGCACCGCCCGCGACGTGATGGGGCCGCCCTTGGCCGGTGAATGGTCGCGACAGTCCGGCGACAGCCAGAGAAGCCCGAACAAGTCGTCACCCAACATCTCGCGCATCGAGACCTGCCAGACGTTCGCCGGCAGGTGGATCGTGCGCGGATGGTTCACCTTGTGCATGGCGATCGCCGCGTCGTCGTGATTCATCGCATAGGTAACGTGCAGCGGGTGCCCGGCGGGCAGCAGTTCCATGGCATGAAGCTGCTCGAGCCCAGCCTCAATCCCGTTTGTGGCACCTCCTCCGCCTGCGAACCCGTCCGCGACGACGATCTTGCGTGCCCCATTCTTCGCCGGCGGTATTGACGGAACCGGCACTTTCGCGGCCGGGTATCGCCCAGGGCACGGCAGGCAGCGCCAGCGTGAGCGCGGGGGCCCCGACGGCTCAGAATCGTCCTCGAACAGGACCTTCATCCCCGCCCCTCCTTTATCCATTCGAAGAATTCGCCGCGCAGGCGCTTCCAGCGTGTCAGTGCTTCGCCGCCGTTGTTGATGTCGGCGCGGCTGGTGACGCCGAGCAGCGAGCGCAACTTTTGCGCCGTGCGTTCGGTGGTCATCGGCTTGTCCAGCCCGTGCCGCTCATGCAGGAACCGCTTGAACGCCGGCTCCTGGCACTTCATCGCCGCTTCGGCGGAATAGTTCTTGCCGGCATGCTCAGCGCGATCTTCGCCCGAGGCCGCCCCCGCGGAGGCCAGCGCCGAAGGCGCGGCACGGCCGTGAGCGCGAGAAGCAGCAATCGCCCGATCCACCAGCCCCAGCAGGAATCGCACCATTGCCGGTGCGTCCGTGATGAAGGCAACCTCGTCGGCCGTGGCGCCGGGATGAAACCGCGCGATCGGCAGGAGCTCGCCCTGCTCGCCGAAGGCCTCGACGAGCTCGCCCTCGGCATCGGCGGCGCGCTGCCAGCGGCCGGGCTCGATCGCCTCGAGGGCGGCGCGAATCTCACGCAGGCGCTCGCCTTCGGACATGGCCGGATTGTGCGCAGCCACAGTCATTCCGCCGCCACCTGCGTCTTCATCTCGACGATTTGCTTATCGCCCTCGGCGAACGGCCGGGCACGCAGCTGCCTGCACACCGCCTCGCAGATCTCGCGGCCCGTCATGAGCCAGACCATCTGCTGAATCATGAAGTGGCGCGTCGAACGTGAATTGGCCGGGATGCGATGACGCCCGCATTCTTCGCGAAGCTCCTCCGCCCAGAGCATGCGCAACATGTCTGTCGCTCGAGGCTGGACCTGCGTGTCCCGAAGCGCGTCGAAGGTCCACGGCTTGTGATAAGACTGGTTGGGCTTATCCGGTCTGGGAAACCGCCAGACGTGGAAGTCGTGCCACGGTTTGTCGAAGAACAGCGGATGGTCGAGATAGCGATAGGGAGGAAGGTCGTCGCGATAGTGTTTCGGTCGATAGTCGCGGAAATGCTTGTCATGGGCTGCGACGACGACGCGATGGCAGCACTTGCTGAAGGCATCCCATTGATCGGCGAGCCGGTCGAGCTTGTCCTTTTCGGACTTGATCTCCACGCCGACGATGGCCCGCGATGCCACGGCCGCCACGTCGATCCGGTTCGTTCCGGTGCCGGCGACGTTCAGCTCGTGGACGATCCGGGCGTTCGGCATCAGCTGCCGGAGCCGCGCCACGACGGCGTCGCGAATTTCCTTTTCCGCCGCCGATCTCATCCCTGCCCTCCCGGATCGAAGAAGCCGATGCCGGTCAGGTCGCTCGCCACCTGCCGTCCTTCCTCTGTCATCCGCCAGGCAGCGGGCACACGCGTTTCACGCGGGGCATGGCGCTGGATCAGCCCCGCCGCCTCCAGCTTGAGCAGCGCCTCTGCGATGGCGTCGGCCCGGCTTCCCTCGATCAGCGGCTCGAAATCCTTCGGCTTGAGCCTCGCGATGCCGTCGATGTCACAATGGATCGCGATGATGTAGACGAGCGCGCTGCGCATCGGGGTCATGACGACGGACGGCTTGCGCCGGCGCCGGCGCACCTTCAGCTGTTCCGCCAGCACCGGCAGGTTGCCGCTGGAAAGCCACCACTCCGCCATGGCATCGGCCAGCCGCTCCGGTGCGATGCCGGCGGCCTTGGCCTCGGCGCGCAGACGCAGCGCCCGCGTGCCGGAGAGGGAAACCGTGATGGGCTCGACCGCCTTCATTCCCCGCTCCCGGCGAATTCGGCCATGGAGGCGCGGACTTCCTCGAAAAGCGGATTCTTGTGCGTGCCATCAGCGCTTCGGATCGCGTGCCAGGCCGCGCGGCGCACGTCGATGAAGCGCAGCCCGAGGTCGAACCCGACCCGCCGGCAGGCGTCCTCATAGACATGGCGGTATTTCATCAGAACCTGGTCGGAGACGATCAGCAGCGCGCGTGCCCGAGCGCGGTCGTCCTCGGCCTCATGCATCTGGCGGATGATGGGAATCATGGTGTCGGTCACGAGCCACCCCGCTGTTTCAGTGCTATTCCCGTGAAACACGCGGCGGCCTCAGGCGGCGTATCGGCGCGTGAGGCAGGAGATTTGAACGAGGGCCGTGCCCGTTTGCGCGGCAGGGGCGCACCGCGCGGCGCCCTGTAGTAGGCGCGGGGGTCGAGCCCGGCCCAGTCGCAGATTGCGAAGATTTTCGCCACCGAGACGTCCTGGCCAGCCATCACGCGCGAAAGGTCCGGCGAGGTGACGCCGATCTCGGCCGCCAAGGCCCGCCAGCCGCGCCCGTCGAATTCCAGCATCGGCCTGAGCCGCCGGCCGAGCGCGGCGGTGTCATAGGCGGCCAGCTCGCCACAGCGGATCGGCCGAGGCGCGCGGTCGGCCAGTTCCTCGGCCCGCTCGTCGCGCTGCATGCGCCGCATCAGCGCTTTGCGCAGCCGCGCCATGGCGCGGTCAATGTCGGGCTCGCCGGTCATTGCGCCGCCTCCGCAAACAGTGGCGTGCCATGGCCGCCGGCATGGGCGGCGCGCTCAAGATCGAGCCGGCAGGACAGCGCAGGATTGAGCCACAGCACCTCAACCCGTTCGCGCGCGCCATCGGCAAAGGCCTTGACCTCTACCCGGCGCCAGTCGGCAAGCGTGTCGTCGTATAGCGGGTCCGGATAACCGGACAGCGCAACCATGCCCTCAAGGCCGCACAGGAAGGAGAGGAGGTCGGCATGATCGTCTCGGCTGAGTTCGTGGCGATACATGCGCCAGGCGAGGTCATAGCGATTGCCACGCGCCCGCGTCTCGGGGAGATAGGGCGGATCGACATAATGCAGAGTGTCCGACGAATCGTGCTGAGCCATCACCTGGCAGGCGTCGCGATTCTCGACAACGACAGCAGCAAGGCGTTCGATGAGGGCGGCCAATGCCGTCGGATAATTGGCCCAATCCTGCGCCGGCGTTGTACCGGAACGCGACGAGTTGGCGCGGAAACCTGTCGATCGATGGCCCTTGTGTTGCGAGCTATGGGCATTCGAGCCGAACCCCATATACGCGCGGACGATTAATCGGCGCGACCGCTCGACCGGATCGTCGGTCGGCTCATAGGCGTCGCGAAACTCCGTGCGGGCAAAAGGCGTGAACTCGAGCAATTCGACCAGCCGGGCTGCATGTTCGCGGTCCCGCAAAACGCGGAACAGCGTCACGACCTCGTCGTCGAGATCGTTATAGACCTCGGCATAGCTGCGCGGCTTGCGCATCAGCACGCTCGCCGCACCGCCGAACGGCTCGACATAGATCCTGTGCAGCGGAAAATGTGAGAGAATCCACGGGGCAAGTTTCCACTTGCCACCATGCCAGCGCAGAACCGGACGGGTCGGCTTGAGCGCATCTGTCATTGCGCTGCCTCCGCCGTTGCGTCACCACCGGCTTCAAACCCCCAAACATCCCAGCCCGGGCGCGCGTGGCGGGCGAAGAGCTCCAGCCGCGCAATGCCCGGATAGAGCCGCTCGATCGTTTCGGCGAAATAGTCGGGCTTGGCCGAGTGTGGGCCCTTCTTCTCGCGGTAGACCGTCTCGGGCTGCGTGCCGGGCAAGGGCGCGGCCACGTCGCCGCGCCGGCCAATCAGCAAGAGTTCGTGCCGGTCGCGGCCCCAATAGCCGTTGCCGATGTCTTCCTTGTCCCAGATCCAGTGATGCACATAGGCAAAGCCGCAGGCCTCCATGACACGCAGCGCGTCGGGCAGCATCGGGTTGGTCGCCCAAAGGAAAAGCACCGCGGGATTGTCGCCGGCAATCAGCCCGGCCATCAGTTCGACGATCTCGTCGGTCGTCATGGTGGGATAGTGGTTTTCGGCGCTCTTCTCGCGCCCAGTCACCTCCGAGCGCACGCCGAACTTCCACGGCGGGTCGGCGTAATAGACGGGATAGGCGCGGTCGAGCTTGCCCGGCGCATTAGCCCGGCCGCGCTCGGCGACCATGTCCATATGGGCAAGGCGAACCTGGTGGCGCGCATGCTGCTGCTCGGAGCGCAGATCCTTCGCCACCTTCATCAGCTCGCGCCGGTTGTCCGGATCCGGCAGATAGGCCGTGCGGATCGGCTTGCTGGCCGGCTGCCTGACTCCGTCGCGGCCCTCCACTTCGTCGTGGTGCGGAATTTCCGCAGCATCGACGAGCTGCCGGCGCACCTTGGAAACCGTCTTGTCGTCGACGCCCAGCATGGCAGCGATTGCGCGCGACGAGATCGAAGGCGTGTCGCGAAGCTGCCCCTCGATCAGCTCGCGCTTTTGCGCGCTGGTCAGGTGCCGGCGCGAAACATTGAGCTCGCGCGCCAGGGTCCGCTTTTCCGCCTCGTCCAGCCCTTTGCGCACGAAGCGCGGCCAGTCGACCAGGCCGAGGCTTTCGCACACCTGCACGCGGTGATGGCCGTCGAGAATATTGCCGTCCTCGTCATACTCGACGGGCACGAGCACGCCGTGCTCGACGATCGACGCCTCGAGCGCGGCGTAGTCTTCGGCCGAAAGCGGCGGGAGGAGCTGATACGTCCCCATCAATCCATCCCGAGCGCATGCTTGTAGAGATCGATGATCGCCTCGGCTTCCTGCCGTTCGCCCTGGTCCATCTTGCGCAGCTTGACGATGGTGCGAATGGCCTTGGTGTCGAAGCCCGTGGACTTCGCCTCGGCGTATATCTCCTTCCGATCGTCTGTCAGCTCGTCGATGTCTTCCTGCACGCGCTCGACCCGCTCGATGAAGGCGCGCAGCTGCCCGGCCGCGATTGTCTGCGGCCCGCTCGCCTCGCCTTCATCGTCCTTCAGTTTGGCGCCGGGTCGCTCGCGCGCCGGCCCGCGCGGCGCATAGGGGTCGTATGCCTGATCGTCAGCCATCACCAGGGCCTCCCGGGAAGCGCATGCCATGGGAAAACGATCGCCAGCACCGCGCCAACGGCGGCGACCATGGCGGGATAAACGACGAGGGCGAGGATGTAGCGGTTCACGCCGCCCTCTCCCGGCCGAGAACCTCCAGCGTTTTCGCTGCCTGCTGCTCGCCGCGCGTGCCCTCGCCCACCGAACGCTCGGCATGGTGCGCGCAATAGGAGGATCCCGGCGCGGCGGGATTGCCGCAAAAGAGGTGCCGGCCAACCGCCGCATCCGACGCCCCGACCGGGAAGCGGCAGTCGTGCCCATTCGAGCTCGGCAAGCGACACGTGCCGGCACGCCGCGTCATAGGTCGCATGCGGATCAACCATTGGCCCGCCCTCCATCGACCACCGAGAAGCCGCCCGCAGCCTTCGTGCCGGCGAGTGCGTTGCGCAGGTCGACGATCGATTGCTGCAGCCGGCTTGCCGCGCGATCGATCTCGGAGGCCTCCGCCGGCGTGATCTTGCCGTCGGCAAGCGCCAGGGCGCCGGCAGCTGTGAGATCGGCAGACTGGCGGGCCGCGTCGGAAAAGCGCGCCAGCACGTCGCCGACGCGTGCCTCATCCTCCGCCGGATCGGAAAGCCGCCTGCCCTGCAATCCGGCCATGGCCGAGGTGACGATCGGCACACCGACCTCCATCTCCAGCGCGAAGACGGCGGCAAGCGGCATGAGCTGCCCCTCGCCGGCCAAGTTCCAGCGCCCGACCTCGGATTTGGAGAAGCTGGTGAGCTCGGCCGTGCGCTCGATGCCGCCGGCCATCTTGATCAGATCGCGCTGGGCGGCCTTGAGCCGGTGAAACCAGGCATCGCCGAAATGAGACATTGCGACCTCCGTCAGGGTGCAAAAAGGTTCCCGCACCGGGAAACCCCGGCGTCGTTTCCCGTGGCGGGAAAGGCTGGTTGTGTTCAGAGTGCGGGCATGACGAAGAACGAACAGACGGCCCGCAATTCACATGACCTACGGCGGCTTGGGCGGCGACCGGAGGGCGCCACGCGGCACGCCCTCCGGCCCCTTCTCGCTCTCAGGGTTGTGGGTGGTTGCAGGGGCCGGATTTGCACCGGCGATCTTCTGGTTATGAGCCAGACGAGATGCTGCTTCTCCACCCTGCAATGCGAGATTGGTGATACCGATCGCCTCGGCGCGAACGACAACGGCGCGCGCAACGAACTCGGCCTGGCTGATACGGTCATGCGCAGCGACGACCGCGAGCAGCACCGACACGTCGTCGGAGAGCTCGAGCGGCAGACGCAGCCGACGACGCCGGGCACCCGTGGCCCCGACTGGGCCCCGGTCGTCGTCGACTGCTTCACGGCGCCGGGCGAAGGCCCGATCGCCATGGGGACAAACAGAAAATGCCGGCCCGGGCTTCGGGGTGGCGGGTACACCCGGGCCGGCAGTTGGCGCGGGCATGACACCGCGCTTGGGAGGTTTCGGAGAAAACGTCATTCGGCGGCCTCCGCGATGGGCCGCGGCACATCGCGCGGCCATTCCGCACCCTCCGGCCAATTGGTCGAGAGCCACAGGAGTGCCGCGTTAAACTTGCCCAGGGTGATGTCCGCGCCTTCGCGAAGCATCTTCAGCTTCTTGCTGTCGCCGAATACGCGAAAGCTCAGCGTCACCTCCTTGATCTGGGTGACGCGGATATATTCGCCGGTGACGGCCAGAAGGTCAGGAATACCGATCATGGCCGCGAACATTCGGTTATTTTCCCGAACATGTCAACGGTCATCTTCCCGATACCCAAATGCGCGGCTCTCGGAGAAAATCCCGAAATGTTGAAAGATATCCTTGCGCGCATAGACGCACGGCTCGAAGCCGTCGGACTGACCGAGTCCGCAGCTGCCAAACAGGCTGGCCTCAGCAACTCCGCGATCCGTGACATTCGACGCACCGTGAAGGCAGGCTCGAATGACCGCGGTGTCTCGACCCGTACGCTCGTAGCGCTTGCGCCAATCCTGCAGACAACAGCGTCCTGGCTGCTTGAAGAATGCGGCCCGGAGGTTGTTCCCAAAGAGTCGCAGAAGATCCAGCAGCTACTCCTTCGGGCGGCTAACGCTTCGCCCGAAGTTCGCGCCCAGATCGAGGACTATGCAGAGTTTCTGCTGTCCAACTACGAGAAGTCGCGGGCGACAGCCACGTAGCCGTGCTCATGGCTGACACGCACGATACATTCGCCGCCGTGCAATGCCTTCATCGACATCGCCAGAACTTCTGCTGCGAGTTCGACTCTCTCCTCCAGCGACAGCATCTCCTCCACACTGGCCGGTACTGCAGCCGCTGCCATGCCGCCAAGAAGCCCTCGGCGGCTGATCACCCTCCCTTCGATAAGCTCCTCGATTCCATCCGATATTTCGCCTGCCCTGCCCATCGCCTGCATATTGCGTAACCCTTTACCAATCCGCCCCTCATTCGCCCTCCCACAGCACGAAATCGGATCACTTACACACAAATGCGGCCCACCACGGCCGCCTTTGCAGTGTGGGACAAGCGATCCTGACTGTCCAATTTTAGGAAAATTGTCATTTGCTGATATGCTGTGAATAGCGGTGACAATGGTACCATTTTCAAAGCATTAGCCATGACTCTGGAACGATTTCGCATGGCAATCGTTTCGGCCATAAGTCGGGCATGTCTCAGCCCGAGAACCCGAGTTTCCATCTGCGATTGCCACCAGAGATCAAGGCGAGGCTCCTTGAGGTGAAGGGCGAGAGCAGCCTTAATTCGGAAATCGTCGAGAGGCTCGATCGTTCGCTCGAGCCCGACCCGGCCATGCAGCTGGCGGAAGTGTTTCGGCCGATCCTCAGCGATCTCGACGCGGCCGACCGCGTAAAGATGATCAAGCTCATCACCGACGCAGTCGAGATCCTGCAGAAGCGCCAGCCAAAGCGCCCTCGCCGCGCTACATCCGGCAAGTCCAGGCAGCGCTAGAGAGATATCCAACAATCGGTCTGAACATCGCTGCGCGTCGGACCGGGTGATAGATCTGCCTTTATTCCTTCGGTTTTTTTCCCGGCTCCCATATTGATAATCGGTATTTTTCCCGATATCCTTCGCCAATCGATACGCGGAATGGATGTCTGGATATGTTTAAAGACCTCGCATCGTTCATCGCCATGGCCATCTTCGTGGCTGGCATCGCCCAGCTGCTCGGAGGGCTGGCCGGATGAACGACAACAAGCGCTTCGAAGAGGCCGCCCGCTTCGGCGGCAATGACTGGCCCGAGCAGGAACAGGTTCCGGCGGCCGCGCGACCGACCAGGCTGCGCATTATCGACGCCCTGCTCATCTGCCTGCTGATCGCCGCCCTCGCCGTCGGCCTCGTCATGGGATGGCCGGCATGAGGGCCTTTCCCCATTGCGCCACCTGCGGTCGATCGAATGGCAGCCCTTATCGCAACTGCGAGGATTGCCGGGCCAGTTGGCGGAATGCCAAGCGCAAGCCCGGTGGCCCTGCCGAGCAACGCGAAATCCTTGCCGGCCTCGTCCAGGCGACGGAATCGCTGCTTCCCCATGCGATGGACGCCGGCGACGACACCGCAGTGTTCTGTGCGCGCCGCGCGATCGCGAAAGCCAAGGGAGCATTGAGGCGATGACGGCAACGTCGAAGATCACTCTTGCAGGCGTCGAAACGGCCATGCTTCGCGCATGGGCCGATGCCGGCATCATCCCCGTCCAACGCTATGTCGAGGAAATGCGCCGGCGTCAGGCTGAGCGCAGCGAGGGCGAGGAACAGCCACGTGAGGCTGACCAATGACCGCGATCGAATGGACACACCGCCCGGGCACCAAGGGCGAGACCTGGAACCCGGTCGCTGGCTGCTCGATCGTCTCGCCCGGCTGCACAAACTGCTACGCCATGAAGATGGCGGCGCGCATCGAGAAGATGGGTACCGCGCCGCACTATGCCGGCACGACGACGGCCTCGAAGGCTGGCGCGGTCTGGACCGGGAAGATCGCCGCCGCGCCCGACCGCATCCTGACGGCGCCGCTGCGCTGGAAGAGCCCGCGCACGATCTTCGTCAATTCCATGTCGGACCTCTTCCACGAGGATGTGCCGGACGAGCTGATCGACCGCGTCTTCGCCGTCATGGCGCTCACTCCGCAGCACGCCTACCAGATCCTCACCAAACGGGCGGAGCGGATGCGGGACTATTTTGCCCACGATGATGGATTCGGCCGCTGGGGTTACATCGAACATTGCGCTCGGCAGATGGCCCGTATCCCGGAAGGCAAGACCCTCGCATACTGGGGCGGCAAGAACCTTCCCAATGTCTGGCTCGGCATCTCGGCCGAGCGCCAGCAGGAGGCCGACGAGCGCATTCCGCACCTGCTGGCCACGCCGGCCGCCGTCCGCTTCGTCTCGGCCGAGCCGCTGCTGGGGCCGATCCAGTTTGATGACTTCTGCAACGGACACAAGTTCATCGACGCGCTTCGTGGAAACTGGTGGCACGACGTTCCCGACGATCATCCCGGAACCATCTCTCGCGGCCACGAAAAGCTCGACTGGATCATCGTTGGCGGCGAGAGCGGCCCGGGCGCGCGGCCGATGCATCCGGCCTGGGCGCGCTCGATCCGCGACCAATGCGCCGCAGCCGGCACGGCCTTCTTCTTCAAGCAGTGGGGTGCTTGGCTTCCCGGACAGAACGACGTGTTCGATGGCTTCGGCGACGGTCGCCGAGTTGCGCACTGGCAAGATGGCGGCTGGGGACCTCGTCACGTGCCGCCTCAGCTCGCCTCGCGAAATTACGTGATGTGGGATCCGGATGGCGCGATGCACACAGGTCTCAGACGTAGCCGGTATTTCGAGGTCTCCGCATGGGCACAGCGCGTTGGCAAGAAGGCCGCGGGCCGCACGCTAGACGGCCGCGAGCACAACGATTGGCCGGAGGCAGCCCGATGAAGGATACCCTGCTCGCACGCGCCCATGCTCAGTTCGTCGATTCGCTTGCCAGCGATATCGAATGCGGCTGGGTGATGGACAAGGACGGCCCGCGGCCGGGCACGTCCGATCGCGCGACGGCGGACCGCGTCGCCGAAACGCTCACCCTCATCCTCGATATCGAGATGGCGATCGGCCGGCAGGACATGTCCGGCCAGCCCGCATGGATGCCCGACGTCATGCATGCCGGCCGCCTCGACGCCGAACTGTTCGGAAAGGAGGGGCGCCCGTGATTGTGCGTGAGGAAGGCAAGAACCAGATTTGCTGCGATACCTGTCCGTCGAGCTATCCCAACACCTATGCCGACGAGGATTTCGCGGTGATGATCGCCGACGCGAAGACGGCGGGCTGGTCGATCCGCAAGGTCACGGACAATCTCGAGCGCGACGACGACACGTCGGACCTCTTCGGCACCGCCCGCAGGATAGCCGGCAAGGCCGAGCGCCAGCCATACAGCCACACCTGCCCCGACTGCCGCGCGGGCGATCGCGAGGGGATGTTCTGATGCGCTGCAAATACCTCTCACGATCGGACGAGGCCTATGCCATCTCGTCGAGCGGCATCGAGACTCCCGCGACGGTCCATCTATGCGACTGGCCCGACCAGCACCCGGAGCGATTCCGCAACGCACCGCGTTGGCTCCTGCGCCAGATCGGCCCCGGCCTGGCGATCGAGCCGGCCCGCGACTGCGCCGGCTGCCCGGCCTTCGCGGCGGCCAAGGGAGGCTAATCTGATGCAGATTGGACGCATACAGGGCTGCACGCGCGTGCTCGGCAAGAGCCAAGGATATCTCGGCCTGCCGGTCCGTGACGTGATCATAACCGAGGCCGTCAACGGCACGGGCACGCCGGCCATGGAAACGGCCTGGCTGCCCACGCCGGCCGAGATCGAGGCGATAAACAACGGCGCCCCGATCATCCTGCGCATTATCGGCACGGGCCACCCACCCGTGATGGTGGAAGTCGGCGAGGTGCCGGAATGAGCGAACTTCCCAAACTCGCCCTGTCGATCATGCAGCCATGGGCATGGCTGATCTGCAACGGCTTCAAATCGGTCGAAAACCGCAGCTGGCCGACACGCTATCGCGGCCCCGTCGCCATCCACGCCGGGCGGAAGATCGACACCGGCGCTCATAATTGGGTGACGGCCGGGGTTCATCCGGTCACCGGCGAGCGCACGCTGCTTGGGATCGACTATCCCGCATGCTACGGCGTTCCGATCGCCACCGGCGGCATCGTCGGTGTGGCCGAGCTCGTCGATTGCATTGACGGATCCGATGACGACTGGTTCGTCGGCCCTCATGGCTTCGTCCTGGCGAATGCCCGGCCCATCCCTTTCATTCCGGTGAAGGGCGCCCTCGGCTTCTTCGAGTGGCGCAAGAGAATCATGGAAGTGCCGGAGCCAGGCCATACTGATGACGGGAGTCTGCTGTGAGCGACCCTGCTCGACACCTCTCCAGGCCCGTCCCACGTGTCGGCCTGAACCGGATGGAAGTTGCCCTTTCCCTGGGCGTCAGCCCTAACACCGTCGACGCCATGGTTGCCGACGGCAGCCTTCCGCACCCTCGGCTCTGGAACCGCCGGAAAATCTGGCTATTGTCCGAGATCGAGGCGGCCATGATGGAATGGCCGACCGAAGCGGAAAGGAAGGGCGCCGATCTGTCCGGATGGAGGGCGTCGGCGTGATCGAGTTGGCCACGATCGATCTCAAATATGTCGAGCGGAACGTTTCGCGCCACGGCACCGTGCGGTGGTATTTCCGCGTTGACGGCCGGCGCGTCTGCCGCCTGCCTGACGACAAGGATTCGGAGGCCTTCATGAAGGCCTACTGGGCCGAACGTGCGAAGCTCGAGGAAGGCGGCGCGGGCGAGGATCAGCACCACGACGACATGAAAGGCCCGCCCAGGCCGAACACCTTCCGCTGGCTGTGCCATGCCTACCAGCAATGCGCGATCTTCACCGAGCTCGACCCGACAACGCAGTACAAGCGCAAGAGGATCATCGAATCGATGCTGCGCGAGCCGGTAGACCCGAAGAAGCCCGACGGCAGGATCTTCGCCGGCATGCCTCTGCCAGCGCTCGACGTGGCCAACATCACCGTGCTGCGCGATCGCAAGGCCGCAACGCCCTTTGCCGCCGACGAGCGGATGAAGACGCTGCGCCAGATCTTCGAGACCACACAGCCGGGCCGTGACGGCAAGGCGGAAAAGATCGTTCCGCAGAACACGGCCAAGCTCGTGAAGTCCTTCCGCAAGCCGACGGATGGCTTCCACACGATCATCGACAGCGAGCTCGAGCAGTATGTTCGCCATCACGGCGTCGGATCGAAAGCCGTCTTCGCTGTGGTGCTGTTGATGTACACCGGCATCCGCCTGTCCGATCTGCGGCAGATCGGGCCGCAGCATCGCCGGGGCGACAAGTTCGTGCTGCGTCTGTTCAAGAACCGCAACCGAACGCCGGTGACACTGGAGATACCAATTCACCCGGTCCTCGACGCCGTGCTCGCCATGCACCCGGTCAAGGGCATGAACTACATGCTGACCGAGTTCGGCAAGCCCTACACCACCAAGGGGCTCGGCAATCGGATTTCGGAATGGTTCGACCAGGCCGGCCTCAAGCACTGCTCGGCACACAGCGTCCGCAAGGGTCTGGCGACCAACCTCGCCGAGAGCGAGGCGACGGATTCGATGCTCGACGGCTTCTTCGGCTGGCGCGACGGCAAGACATCGAAGATCTACACGCGCAAAAAGCGCCAGGCGAAGCTGGCCAGACAGGCCGTCGCTCGTATCGATTGGGGTGAAATCGGGAACATTCTGCCACACCCTGCGGCGGCGGTGGCGTCCCGCGACGATGATGACGAGAAAAAGGTACGCAAAATCAACGGGTAA